AAATCCATCTTCTGATGGAAGTATCCAGCACCTTCTTGCACGTACATTGAATTAACATCTTGTCCGTCTGGGAGTTGAATGATAGTAACTGGTAGTTCGCGGGCAAGACTACGGGCAAATTCTGTTCCAGGTTGGTCTCCGTCAGCGAATACAAATACCCGTTCAAAGTCCGCCAGCAATCGTGTGTAGTGCTTCTTCCAACTGTTCGCACCAGGGACTCCAACGCAGGGAATTCCAACGCAGCGAGAAATAGTAAGTGTGTCAATCTCTCCTTCGCATACTCCAATGTAATCACCAGCACGCTCCACATCTAATACGTTATACATCTTTGTTTCAGCACCAGTCATACCCATATACTTAGGCTCAACTGCAGGATTAAGAGAACGGAATCGCAAGTCGACGACACCTGTCTTGGTAATGTATGGAATAGAAAGTCTGCCAATGAATGCTTCGTGTCCAACTTCAGGCTCCGCGACTACGCCTAATGATACCAGCCGTGCTACTTCCAGAGGAATGCCCCTGCTTTTTAGGTAATCTTCCGCCTGATAAATGTTTCCCGCGTACTTGGTTGTTGCTTTGTCCAGTAAATCCTTCTGCGATGCGTTTTGCTTCACGGATATTTACTCCTTCACGCTGTGAGATAATTTGTAAACTGTTACCTTGCACTCCACAGGCGAAGCAGATGAATATGTTATCGTTGAGATTCGCACTTCCCGACTGGTGTGTGTCGGAATGGAAAGGGCACTTGAGATTAACTTGCCCGTGCTCTTGTCGTAGGTTTGCTCCGTAGTGGAGAAGAACTTCTCTGATACTTGGTAGGTCATTGTCAATCTTGTGCACCATCCTTCTCCTTTAACCACTGACTTAAGTCTTGAATGACCCAAGCCTTTTCAATCCCTGCGTTTCTTCTTTTAACAATAACATAATGCAATGGAACTTCTTTAATACCACGAGCACTGGCGTAATTGACAGCCTCAACTTCTGCTTCACGCCAGAACTCAGGTAAAGATAATGTATTTCTATTCTTTAATTCTAATATGTAAGTCTTACCAGCGATGACAACAACCATATCGCCTTCGTCTTTTGCACCAGCCTTTGTTAGACGTTCAGCCATAGCCCCCATCTTGCGGAGCCATTTCATTACATCAGTTTCAAACTGAGAACCTTTACGTCCGTTAGGGTTAGCCACTTACGATGCACTCTTATCCTTCTTTAGGATACGAACAGCCCACTCAAGACCATTATTAACACCATCAGTCCAGTCATCAGTAACAGGAATCCTGGACTCTTCAATGCGCCTAATATATTTTTCAATTTCCATCTTAAGTTCAAGCACAATAAGTTGACGCGCTTCTTGTAATGTGTCATCTTCTTCTTCTCTAATCACTTCATCCACCGTTCTCTGGTATGTCTGACATAAACATAAACTCAGGGTTAAATGATAACCAACAAGTTAGGTTAGCGTTGGCATCGGCACGACCATATCTATTCTTTACAGGAGCAACAGCCATAGAAGTACCAACGACTCCAAGAGTACAAATAAGCGCGGGAAGTTGAGCGACTTTGCCCTGAAGAGCCGAGCGAGGCTGGCAAGGATTACCAAGTACAGCCTCAGAAGTGTGATGCAAAATAATGATAGCAGCGTTAGTAGCACGAGCAAGGTATTTCAACTCCTTCATAATGGCACGCATAGATGCGAACTCTTCACCACCATCAGTGGCTATGTCCATTAAGTTATCAACGAAGATTGCTACAGGTGGACAACCCCATAGTTCTTCAAAGGCTTGAACCTCTTCATCTATATCTTGCAAGGTAGGTGAAGATTCAAATGACCATACGATGTGGCTACCCTTAGCAAGGATTGCTTTAGTCCAACCAGTATCTGTGTCCATTAACTTCTCAACATCAGTTTGATTCTTACCGCTAATCATTGACGCAAGACGCATAGCCATTGTATGTGCGTTGGTATCTGCAGATATATACAGACTAGGCACTTTCATATTAAGGGCTAAAGCCAGTGCTAGAGTGGACTTTCCGACACCTGGAGTACCAGCAAGCATAGATACTTCTGCTCTACGAAATACTATTTTGTTACTTTCAAATGCACGGAACACAGAGGGCAACGGTTCTCCACCGATGTCTGCTCTACCTACACTGCGTACAAGTGTTCTCATCGTGCACGCTTAATGCGCTGGATTGCACGAGTAAGTTCTTTAATCTGCTGGATATTACCAACAGCATCTTCTTGAAGAAGTTCGTAAACTTTTTGATTAAGTAATTCTATTGAGTCTTCTAATGTTTTCATTTCTACTCCTGTCTTAAGTTGGAAGAGAGGCAGTCACCTTCCCCTGAATAACTGCCCCTCTACCAATTCTTACATCAGCGTCTGTTGTATTAGTTCGCTGGCTTGCATTGGTCGGGTGTCCCCTGCGGTGTTGGGCAAGCCCAGAACGCGTAAGGTTTCCCCGTTGTCTTGCTTGTTCCCGAACGGAAGATGCGTGCTCCGTGAATACAAGTTGGAGTTGACATCCCTCCCGCCCCAGCGGACGGAGGCTGAGTCTGGGCGGTTGAGTAAGTAGGAGCGGGCTGCGATTCTACTGTTGAACCAGTGGTCCCCAAAGGGGATGCGTTGTATGCACCTGACACCATCTTCTGTGTCGCTGCAATTTGTGTAGAGAAATCAGAGATGCCTTCTAGCAATACTGATAACTCGTCTGCTGTATTAGCACGGATATTAATTAAGTCACCAACGGGAGTCTTAATAGATACCTGTAACTTCCAGTTTTCTACTGTCATTTATTTTCCTTTTGTGAATTGGCAGTGTGCTGTGAGTCCACAGTAACTGCACGATTGTAGGTTCGGTAGAAATATACCAGCCTTGCGTGCTTTGTCAAAGCCATCAACAAAGTATTCAAGTGTGTCTTGGGTATACCTACTCAGGTCAATCATCTCTCCTGTCCCCGATTCACGAGACATCCAGTAGTTTCCTAGATTGACTTTTACTCCGAGCATCATCTCAATTCCCACTTTATAGAAACCAAGTTGAAGGTCGGACACTGGTCTACGCGATGAAGTTTTGAGGTCAACAATCACAAGTTGTCCATTAACCTCAAACACTCTGTCAATAAACATCTTCACAGGTACACCAGAAATTATAGGATTAAGTTCTAATTCAATAGCCTTAACCCCTTGAGGAGTTGTCCAGATTTTCCAATCAGGATTATTCTTGCGCCAAAGTATGTAGTTGTCTACCCACTTGGAACCATTTGCATACCACCAGTTAGCATCTTCCTTATTAGGATTATCCTTAGTGGCTCTACCAGCACGGCGTGCTGTATCTAGATTAAGTCCTTCAGTTTCTTTCTTCCACGCTTTATCCCATAATGGATTAATTGTCATAGTCATACAACTCTGCTGCGTAGTGGAATGCTCGCCCACCTGCTGACCAAATGCTTGGCTCTTCAGGTACTTGCAGTAATCTACCTAGGTAGTACTGATACCCACAAGTCAGGTAAGTTGTAAATGCTGAGTAAGAAATATGGGCTGGAAGTTCATAAGAATCCAGTTTAATCATTATCTAAAACTTCTAATAGGTAATCTACTTCTTCACGAATAGTCTTGACTTCTTCTGATAGTAACCAGATTGAATCATAAAGAACTTCAATTGACTCTTCAAGTTTTCTATTGAACATACTTACTCCTGTCTTAAGTTATTTTATATAGTCCTCCTGCGGAGGACAGGAGAGTACTCTAACACAGGAGAACTATATAAATCTATTATATTATATATATTAATATATATATTATATAAGGCGCTCCGCGCCTATATATATTATATATGTTATTATATAATTAATTATACACAGACAGGAACACTTAATGGAAAACGACACGCCGAACTATCCCAACTGGTTTGATGGGCAGAGATACAACTTTGAGAATCACTTACTCCACCTAGCAGGTCAACCCAACCTGAAGTTCCTGCAGATAGGAGTCTTCACTGGCGATGCCAGTATCTGGCTATGTGAGAATATCCTTACCGACAGGACATCGTGGCTCTATGATGTTGATACGTGGGCTGGGTCAGACGAGCGAGAGCACGAACAGATAAACTTTGAGCAAGTCTTTGAATACTACGAAGAGCGTATCGGTGCACTGAAGTCAACGGTGCGCTTGCGTATGACCAGTGATGATTACTTTGCTGGCAAGAATGAAGTCAGGTTTGATTTCATTTACATTGACGGAGACCACACATCTCATCAGGTAGCCAAGGATGCAGACAGTGCGTGGAAACTGCTGAAGTCTGGTGGCATCCTAGCCTTTGATGATTACCTATGGGGCAAGGACTTACAACCTGAACTCACACCTAAGCCAGCCATTGATAGATTCCTTGCCAAGTACACGGGTGAGTACGAATTATTATCAGATGATTACCAGTTATGGCTTAAGAAGAAATGACAAAAAGACCCCCAAGCCATAGATTTCTCTATGACCCAGGGGTCTCAGTGTCTTAAAACCGCCTTAGAAGGCGTATAATCGGTACTCTAGGTTACTTTGAACCGCGTCCGAACTCAGGGCTATTGGAATCCAAAGCCTTCAGTACTGGAC